GTTAAATGGTGGTCCCGGATTAGGGGACGAATGAGGAACCAGAGTTTTCTGACTCTGGCCGCGAGCCTCGCCGCCCAGCCTATAATCTGGCAGCCTGCCAAGCCAAGGTGGGCCCACGACCAACAGGAGTACATCAACTGCACTCACGGATTTGAGACCATAGTCATGCCACGCATAGACCACACCCGTAAGAACGACAACGGACACAAGAAATCAGGAGAGTGTCGAGATGCATGCAATGCTGCTATTGACGCACTCGCCCTGAGGAATGGAATGGATGTGTATGAGATCAGCCCCGCTAATAGGGATCACGCCGACACCTACTACAAAACAACGAACTACGTTGGTGGTGACATTGGCGTCCCGCGAAGTGAGGCTCTCCCTACCAAAGATTCCATCATCAAGCTTATCGATGTAGACTACTACGCCGATATGGCTGCTGTTCTGCGTCACGGACGACCAACGTTCCTGTACACGTTCAGACCCGGTGTGGGGCACAAGGAAGGAGAGTGCACATTCACCCTACGCGATGGCAAGGTACACTACGAAGTACCTCAAGGAGGAACCTGGACCCACGAGGTCTGGGATTGGACCTCAAGTGACTACATTGAGACGAATATGCCCCTCTTTGTCAAGGATATCAATCCAAAGTATAAGTACAAGACCCTAGGGAAATGGAAGATCCCTTGGAACTGGAATGCCTTTTGGAAGAACAGGAACGCCAGGGTTTACACAACTGTGAAACTCCACTCTAGACGCGTCCCACACTTTTCCACTAGGTATGTTGTGTTTATACAACCGATTGCACAGTACATCGGCCCCCGAAAACGATCTAAGAAACAGCCAAGGATGGATCAGCTCGAGAGGGTTCCTTACACTGACAAGGACAAACCCGGCTTCCACCGCTGGGTAGAGCAGACGGATGAAGGTGACATGGTGATGCTCGGCGCAAGCGGAGAATCGATCTATGCCTTCAAGCGTGATGAATTCAACGCCCTCATCCAGAATACCGACAAGGGTGCCTTAACGCACAAGTGTAGTCGAAATGGCTACTCCATGGAGCACAACGAACTGCTCCATCGGTATTTGTTCGGGACAACACTGGATATCAGTGATCCTATAACCGTGAAAAACATTGCCCCAGCGCAGACTTCACACAACCTCAACATTCCTTATTTTGCGAATGAGGAACGCTACAGGTGCATCGCACCACCACTCATCCAAGGAGTGATGGCAGCCGTGCCTGACAAAAAGAACAAGCAAGTTTTTGCTCTTTCTGTCGCTAAGCGAGTGGACAACCCCCGGAACATGAAGGAACCGGGCAAGCAGGTCCCAACGCGATACGACTTATATGCCAAAGAGTTTTTGAGGTTGTTGGTACCGGACGAGATAGCCCACACAGGAATACCGTGGGAAGTTGACGAGGTCCGGGCGCACTTTGTTAAGCCCGCTCAAATCAAACGATATGAGCAATCTGCGAACATGCTGACGGAAGACCCACCCGTCAAGGTGAAGTCCTTCATCAAGGACGAGCCTGCTGGCACAAAGCCAGCCAGGCTGATCTCCGGCTTCGGAACTCCTTTTTCCATCGAGTTTAGCCGGTATACCTTGCCGTTTTCTGAGCAAGTTTTGAAGAAGCAGAAATGGTACATACCCGGGTGTGCGCCAGTAGAGATTGTCAAGCGTGTACGAGAGTACATATGCGGACTTGATTGTGACCCTATCGGAACGGATTTCTCCAATTTTGATGGTAGCATCGGAGCTGACCTCCACCAACTGATCGGTGGCGGAGCATACCGACGATACTTCAAGGGAGAGTACGCCTCCAAGGTGTTTGATCTGGTACGCAAGAAAGTCTACTGTGCGGCAACCGGAAATGAGACGCATTACGACCCAGGCCCAGGACAGAAATCAGGCAGTGCTGACACCAGCACAACCAACACCATGATTTCTGCGGTCTGTGAGTACATTGCCCTCCGTATTTCCAACAAGGAGTGGACACCCGCTGAGTGTTTCCACGCCCTCGGGCCAAAGAATGGTGATGACTCACTCTCCAGGCACAGTTGCGCGAAAGCGACCAAAACTGTGAACAAGGACTTAGGGCTATCGACGAAGGTCGAGTATTACGATGCCTCCATCGGTATATCGTTTCTCTCCAGGATCTATGTCGACCCCTATGCCACTGACACTACCTACCAGGACCCCTTACGAACCGCAAAGAAACTCCATCTAACATCTAGGAACCGCAACGTTCCTTTGGTGGACGCGGCTCTCGACAGGGTTGGTGGGTATTTGGCAAGCGATTCCCTAACCCCCATGATCGGGGCATGGTGCAAGGCTGTAGCTCGGAATGCAACCCCGACTGCCAGCTCTGCGGCCGTTCGCGCGGCCCGGCGTGACTACCGCGCCGACATGCCTTATTGGATGATCATGTGCGAGAAAGGCGTCGCCTCTTGGCCACAGGTTGAGGCTGACATCCCCCAGATGAGGGCTCAAGTCGGTCTACGACTACAACTGGACCCAGACAAAATCGCCTTGTACGAAGAGAGTCTGGAAACTGGAGACGTCACATCCTGGCCATACCACAGTGGAGCTGTTGAAGAACACGAAGGTACGGTATTCAACGGTGTTGAGTACCCCATTACCCCTGGGGCTGAGTTAAATATTAGTTACGAAGTAACACACACGGATAAACTCACGTTAAACCAAACGAGAAATAGGAAAACCGCGACCAAACGCATGACGAAAGATGGCGACAGCGGTTCCACCACCAAACAACAACATCAGAAGAGCGATGTGGCCCGAGATGGCGCCCCAGCCCCTGGACGGGGAAACGATCGAGGACGAGTTTGCGACAGTAAGCGAAATCATCGACCGCGAAAGGGACGCAATCAGGGCAAGCCTTCTCCGGCTGGAGAAGCTCGG